AATCCAAAGGTCAAATCAAAGATGGCTGCAACAGTTCGTGTGGCATCGACAGACAGCGTTATGTTGCTGAATGACCCTTGGGATAACCTCTATGGCTACCCAATCGCGTTCTCAACAAACGTACCATCTAACCTGAACCCAGGCGATGGTGGAACAGACGCATCAGCATTGGTGATGGGCGATTTCTCAAGCCTCGTTATTGCGAGTTTTGGTGCGCCTTCTATCATGGTTGACCCATATTCAAACTCTAAAGCTGGAACCGTTCGTATGGTTCTGCACACAGAGATTGACACAGGCGTTCGCCATGCGGCTTCATTTGCTAAGACAGACGAAGTTTCAACTGCCTAAATCAATAACCTGGGGGCTGCAATCCTGTGGCCCCCAGATTTCCTAGGGGATTATAATGAAAGTTATTATTTTACAGAAATGCTTTACTGGCGCGGGTGGCAATCGCTTCCCAGGCGAGGAAGTTGATTTGCCTGAAAAGGTGGCTGAAAAGCTAATCCTGACTGGCTTTGCAGAAAAGAAGAAAGCTGCGCCAAAGGCTAAAAAATCAAACAGAATGATGAAAAACGTGTTTTCAAAGGAAGATGAATATTAATGGCTGTTGAGACTGCAACAGAACGTGCCATCTTTTTTAGTGCGGATGATTTCGGCACAACGGCAACATATACCCCCAGCGGTGGTTCACCAACCAGCGTCAAAGGTATATTTGACAAAGATTATATCGCTGTGGATTCAGGCGGTTCAGTTCCTATTGCCCTGGTGCAGCCAAGGTTTTTATGTGCGACAAGTGATGTTTCAGCAGCGGCAGAAGATGACCAAATCACGATTGATAGCACAGCTTATCTAATTAAGGTGGTTGAGAATGATGGCACTGGCGTGACCATCCTGGTGCTTGAGGAAGTATAATGGCGCACGTTAGAAAATCCATCAGGGACAATCTGAAAACAGCCCTGACAGGCCTGGCAACAACAGGTTCAAACGTGTTTCAGACCAGGTTTTTTCCCCTGGCTGAAGCCAAGCTGCCAGCCCTTTGCATCTATTCCAGGGCGCAAACCTCAGAATATGCAACCATCAGTGAACCCAGGACTGTTATTCATAGCTGTGAATTCAGTGTTGAGGCCTATGTAAAAGGCACAAGCGGGGTTGAGGATACCATTGACACGATAGCTGTAGAGGTTGCTGAAGCCCTGGCGACAGACACAACCAGGGGTGGCCTGGCTAAAGATACACAGGTCACAGATTTCAGTGTGGATTTCAGCGGGGATGGTGAACAGCCTGTGGGAATCGCATCTTTTACAGTTGTGGTGCAATATGCTACATTGGAAAACGATTTAGAGGCAGCAGCCTAGAAGGATTAACAATGAGTGCAAAACGAATTTTGGTGTGGCCCCCAAAGGGTAAACCTATTGAGATTTATTAAAGCGATTTAGATTCTTTCATAATAAAGGGCTGGACTGATAAGGAACCCCAGCCAAAAAAAGCGCGGTCTTTCAAGGCCGAAATTGAAACTGAAATTGAAGCCACAGAGGAGAATTAATCATGGCGACTTTTCAAGGCAAGGATGGGGTCATTGAGGTTGGCGGCAACGCTGTGGCTGAAATCCGTTCTTATTCTATAGACGAAACCATGGACACGATAGAATCGACGGCCATGGGTGCAACCTCCAGAGTCTACAAAGTTGGACTGAAATCATTTTCAGGTTCTGCTGATGTGTATTTTGATGATACTGACACATCAGGCCAAGGTGCATTGACTGTTGGAACATCTGCCAGCATTGAGATTGGTTTTGAAGGTGGCACAACAGGTGACCATTCGCTTTCAGGCACAATCCTGGTGACAGGTCGGACAATCACAGGTTCATTTGATGGCATGGTTGAAGGAACCATTTCGTTCACTGGAACAGGTGCATTGACTGAAGGCACATTTGCGTAAATAGCTAATGAAAGGTGAGGTCATGGCTAATGAAAAAAACAGTGCGGGGTTGTCTGCTATACAAAGGGCAACCTCGCACTATAACGGCTTAAACATCCGTGAGATTCAAGTGCCTGAATGGGGCGATGAATCTGGACCATTTGTTTTCTATGTGAAGCCCTTTACTTTGCAGGACCAGGGCAAGTTGCAATTCGCAATCAAGAATTCATCAGAGGCTGATGCCCTGGCTGAAATATTGGTTTTGAAAGCAATGGATGAGGAAGGAAACAAATTATTCAATGTGGGTGACAAGCAAAAGCTAAGAACCCAGGTTGATGCCCAGGTTCTTGCCAGGGTTGCCAATGATATTATGGGCGGCGAGGGCGAAGCGGAACTGGAAAAAAACTAAGGGATTCTCCTGAACGCCAGTTTAAATTTCACCTGGCTGAAAAACTTGGAATGACGGTTGGTCAACTTGAGGCTACAATGGAAGTGGATGAATTCAGAGAATGGATTGTCTACACGCAAATAGCATCTGACCGCCAAAAGGAAGCAATGAAAAATGGCAGCAACCGTCAAACTCCCCATTCTAATAACAGGCAAAGACCAATCAAGTAGGGCTTTTCGCCAGGTTCAGGGGAATCTCAAACTTACACAAAATGCAATTGGTGGGGTCACTAGGCTGCTGGCCCCACTTGCAGCGGCTTTCTCAGTTGGGGCTTTAGGTTCAAACCTTATTAGAACCAACAAAGAATTCCAGAGTTTGCAAGCCAGTTTGATAACATTTACTGGTTCTGTGGACCAGGCAAAAACAACCTTTGATATTCTAAAGGATTTTGCCAAGACAACCCCATTTGCCCTTTCAGATGTTGTAAACAGCTTCAATGTCCTGGTTTCGCGTGGCATCAGGCCAACGCTGGACCAGCTTGAGGCCTTTTCTGATGTTGCTGGTGGAACTGGCAAGGCATTCAGTCAGTTTGCAGAGGCTGTAGCTGATGCTGCAACAGGCGAATTTGAACGCCTCAAAGAATTTGGCATCAAGGCATCTAAAGAAAAAGACAAACTGACATTCACTTTTGATGACCTGACCCTGACTGTGAACAACAGTTCAGATGAGATTCTTGAAGCATTAAACGAAATTGCCACCAAGAAATTTGCTGGCGGTGCAGCCAGGCAAGCTGCCACCCTGGGCGGCGCATTTACAAACCTGGGCGATGCCACAGATGATTTACTGTTTTCTATTGGTGAGGCTGGTTTATCAAAAGAGTTGATTCGGGTTGCAAAGCGCATCACTGGCCTCACAAGCGATGGCGGCAAATTTGCTAAAGTGATTTCTGGGGTGATGGTTCGGGCTATCAGAGGCTTGGAAAGGTCGTTTGAGTTCCTGGCTGAAAACATTGATGAGATAATTGCTGGCCTAAAGATTGCTTTTGGCATTGTTATCGTCAGAAAAATAGCTGCTACAGCCCAGGCTATTGTTTCATTTACCAGGGCGATTGTCACAACTGTTGCAGCATCAAAGGTATTTAGTTTGCTGTTCAGCAAAAAGGGCGCGATGGTTATTGGCCTGGGTGCAACAGCGGCAGCAGCCACTGGTGTAAAATTAGCACTAGAGGGCCAGATTGAAGAAACCATTAATGCAATCAAAAGCAATGAAATCCTGAAAACTGTTCTTGAAGGTGCAGAGAAAATCACCAATGTTTTCACTGATGCGCTGGGCTTAAATGCGGATGTTGTGGGTCAGGTCACTGAGAAATATGAAGAAAACACTAAAGAAACCAAAAAACTCAATGCCACAGTAGACACAGCCGCCAAACAGCTTGACCTTTTCACCCAAAAGTTTGAAAAGCAAAACTCTGAAATCTTTACAAACAGAACAGCAATGTCTGATTTGGAAAAGCAGCTTCAAGATATTTCAAAAGCGCATAGCCTTGGAATCATTTCATCTGATGAATTCGCTGAAGCACAGAAAAACGTAAAGCACGAAATCATTGATTTGAGGGCTGAACAAGACAAGACGTTTGGTTCTGGCGCAATCAAAGGCATCAAAGATTATTACAACAGCATTTCTGACAATGCGGTCAATGCGTCTGCATTTGTGGGTGATGCGTTCAAATCTCTTGAAAGCGGTCTTTCTGAGTTCTTTCAGTCAGGAAAGTTGGATTTCAAATCATTCACTGATGTAATCAAAAAGGGCTTGGCAGACCTAGCAGCCAAAGCTGTTATTTCAACTGGCCTGAACTTTCTGGGCAAGGTTTTCCCTAGCCTTGCATTTGCAGAGGGTGGATTTGTTAGCGGTCCTGGTGGGCCAACAAGCGATTCCGTTTTGGCGCGGCTATCTGCTGGTGAATATGTTGTCAAAGCATCAGCCGTTAACAAGCTGGGAATCCCAGCATTGGAACAAATCAACCAGGGCCAGTTGCCAATGGGTGCGGTCAATGATGAGGTTCCTGGTTTCTTTATTGGCGGCATTATAAAGAAATTCAAAAAGATTATTAAAAAAATTAAAAAAACAATTACAGATGTAATC